GCGACGTCCGTCATGATGACATTCGCATCTCCCGCTGCGTTCGTGCCGATCTGGAAAGGCACCTTCGGCACCGAGAGCGCGACGTCCGCGTTCGTGAGCCGGTTCCACCACGCGAGCCATACATTCGAGGCGCGCAGCCCGCCTGAATCGCACACTGCGAGGAACTGCAGACAGTCGGACGGATACTGGTAGACGTACGGATATCCGGGGTAGCTCGTACCGTCATTGACCAGCGCGAGCGCCACAGACTTGCGTGCGCAGCCCCATGGAGCCGACTGCAGCACCATGTCGCGCGAGAGCGGATAGAGAAATCCAGCCTGCCGGACTGCCTCCGTGCGCTCGGTGTTCTCGTTCAGAGAGGTGATCCGGATCGTCGATCCGGCACGGTAGAGCGCAAGGTTCGCGATATCGACTTCGCTGGCCACAGCGCGCTCCTAGTTGCGTGATTCGGAAACCTGCAGAGTGATCTTTTTGCCGTCCGGCAGAGTGGCTTCGCCGGTCTTGCTGACCGGACGACTGGCTGCAGAGATCGCTTCCTGCAGAAGCTTTGCCTGCTCAGCGAGCGCGCGCTCGATCACCGATGCGATCGGCGAGAAGTCCGGCGCCGCCGGTGGCTCGTTCGCTCTCGCCTCCGCCTCGGCGAGGCGAGCCTCCAAAGCAATGATCTTCGCGGCCATCGACTCGACCAGCGAACGGAGAGCGGCGAGTTCAACCCCCGCCGCCGCTCCACTCTGCTGATCGATCTTCGCGCCGAGCTGCTTCGCCAACTCCTGAAGCTGCCCGACGGATGCGGCCTTTCGCGTCTCGTCAGCCACCTGGCTTCTTCTGGACCTGCTTGCCCTTCTCATCGAACACCGGCGCATCGCCAACAGGCTTCAGCGCGCGGGAATTCACCGAGACTTTCACCAGATCCGTTTCGAGCTCGACGATCTCGCCCTTGGGCACGAGCCGTCCGCCCTTCTCGCCATAGCCCATCCAGAAGGTGGGCTGATCCTGAGGGCCTGCGCAGATGACTTCGTACTTGGCCAGCATCTTCAGTTCACCGTGTAGCCGGAGGGATAGGACTTCTGCACATCCGCGTAGTCGATGACGCCAGTCGCAGTGAACGCGCCAGCAGTCAGCGGGCCCGTGCCCACGGTGTACTGCACACCGAGATAGCGCTGTCCGAGGGACGTACCCTGCGCAGTCGTCTGGTGTGGTACCGCCAGATCGATCTTCGTCCCGGCGGTGAGCGCCGCCTTGCCGATCGCATCGGTCTGCGCGATCACGGTCGGCGATGACAGGTTCGCCGAGGCGGATGTGATGAGTTGGAAATTCACCGTGGCCGCACCGGCCGCGGTGACCGACGTATCGACCGAGATCGAGACGTGCAGTTCTTCGCCCGGCCCCAGATCGCGCGCCTGCGACAGGTCCACCGTATTGGTGGACACCGCCGAAGCCGTGACGGCCTGCGCCGAGGAGAACAGAAGGAGTGCATCGGTAAGCATGTCGTGTGTCTCCTGACTCAGGTCACGCGGGTCTCGGCGAGGCCGAGCTGGTCCACGTTGCGGATCGGAATGCCCTGGAAGGTGAGGCGTCCTTTCATCGGCGTGCCGAACTGGGACAGCGCCTCATCGATCGCGAGCGCGTTGTTGCTCTTGCCGAGCGCCGCGATGCGCAGCATCGAGTAGAGCGTGCGGTTCATGTAGAACGTCGGGCGGATGCCGTTCCACGCCGGGATGCGGTCCATCGCGCGGCTCATCAGGTAGATGATCTGCGTGGCCGCGGTATTCGCCTGCGTGCCGGTCTGGCCGATGAGATCCGAGACGTCCACGTTCGCGATACGCACACCGTACCGCCAGTCCTTCACGACGAGGCCGTTCTCCCACACGAACTGCGTGCGGAATGCCTGATAGCGGCCGCCGTTCGCGTCGATCACGGTATCCTTGCCGAGATCGTTCATCTGCAAGCCCGCCTGCGAGCCCTTCGGGTACATGCAGTAGATCTGCTCCGGCCCCCACCCGAGCAGCCAGATCGAGGCGTTGTCCGCGCCCGAACCGCCCGCATCGATGATATTTACGCCGTTGCCGGCGCTGAGCGATGAATAGCGCGTGGCAAGGCCCGTGTACTGCTTCTGGTCCACACCGACGTTGCCGGTGAAGAGCGTCGAGCACTGCTGCTGGTTCATGGCCTCGAGGAACGCCTTGTCCTCGGAGAGCCGGAACGCCTGCCCGTTGCCATTCAGCTTGATCAGGCGCTCGTCGATTTCGCTGTACGCCTCCATGAGCGCGACGCCTTCGTCGATCTGCGCCGTGGTGCTCTTGGAGGGCGGCACACCGGCGTTGATCTGGCGGAAGAAGACGGACGGGAGGCCCGTGCGCACCGTCACGCGGTGCCCGGTCGGAAGATTCCCCTCGACGACGACCATGTCCTCGAGGACGTCGTTCATCTGGGACAGAAGTTCGGCGACGGTCGCAACCGCACCGTTCGGATCGAGGCGCTTCGCCGCATCGTAGAGCGTCATTGCGCCGGTGGAGAGAGTGGCCATGTCAGAACCTCAATGCGTTACGAATTCATGCTCGGGTAGAGCACGCGTTCGGGGGCTGTTTTCTGCGTGGTGGGAACACCAGAGGCAGGTGGCGCGGATTCCGAGAGCTTCTGGCCGAGGGTCCAGAAGAGACGCACAAACTCTGGGTGATTGGCGTAGCCGGACTCATAGAGAACGGAGCGGAGCGCCGAACCGGGCGGCGCGAACGCGGCGAACGCCTTGTTGGCGATCTTCACGTTTGCGTCGTAGTTGGCTCCGCCGAATTCCTTGTCGTCACGGCACGCTTTCGCCCACGATGCGGTCTCTGCAGCGATCTGGTCCGCCATCGTCTTGTTCGCAGCATCGAGCGCGGCAGCCGTCGTTTTGAATTGTGTATCGACGAGTTTCTGCGCGGCCTCCTGGCTCAACCCGAGTTCCTTGAACACGGGCGTGAAAGCTTCGAGAGTCGCGGCATCGAGCGTCTGCCCTTCGGGGGCTTTCAGCTCGTACTTGTCGGGGACAGCTGCAGCGGCCGGGCTCGCCGGTGCTGCTGGCTGAGACGGTTGCGCAGGGTCTGCGCCAAGAATCGGAGCGGGAGTGCTGCTCGCAGGTTGTGCAGGAGCCGCGACCGCCGGTTGTGCCGGAGGGGTTGCGGGCTGCGCAGGGGCTGCGCTGGCCGGCTGACTGGGATTTTCGCCTGGCATTGAGACTCCGCGAGTGAATCGCGGAATCCCTTATAGAAGGCAACAAACGTGAATTGAACAGCTCAGGCTCAAAAGCGAAAATCTGCGCTCATGACTGCAGAAACACGCAACGCTCCACGGCTGTTACGGCCCGCTCAGGCGGCGGAATATCTTGGGATCAGCATCCGCACGTTCCAATATTGGGTCGCCGCTGGCGCGCAGATCCCGTGCGTGCTGACCGGCAAGCGTCGGCGCTATGTGCGAGAGCGCCTCGATGACTGGATGCTGAACCGCGCGCGTCAGGTCGTCTGATCGACCTTCAACAACTCCGAGAGATACTCCGGCGCTGCCTGCACGATCCGCGCCTTGAGTTTGAGACCGACATTGCGCGCGCCTTCGTTGAAGGCCATCTGTATCGCGTTGGTGTGAAAGCTCGTGCGATGCTCGCCGCAGTCCGCGAGCAGGCCGCGAACGAAGCGCCGCCCCTCTTGCGTCTCAAGGATCGCTTTCAGGTCCTCGCGGTCCTGCTTCTGCGCATCCTTCGCGCGCGCGCCGCGCTCTTTGACCTGCTTCGGGTCGGAGCTGGAGATGCGGTCTTCCACGCTACTTCACACCGAGGCGGCTGCAGAAACGATAGATCGGCCTGCGGAAGACCCAGAGCAGTGCCAGCGCCGGTCCACATGCGCACAACGGCACGATGTGGTCGATTACGTACCCCGGGCAGTGCGTGCTCGCCTTACCGGTCGCAGGGCACGGATGCGCGCGAACGAAAGCGAGCTTCGGCGCGCTGTGCCGGACCGGATGCGGGCACGGAGAAGTCGCGAGAAGCGATACCGCGATCAGTCCGAGCATTTACGACTCACGTTCAGCCACCCACCAGATGAAGGCGAGCCCGGCGAAGAGGAGCAACACCTTCACGCCGTCGCTCACGTGGATGCCGAACACCACCATGGCGATCACGAACATGCACAGCGCGCCGAGCTTCACAGCCGGATATTCCGCCACGTTCAGCGCGCCTCAGCAAGCCGCCGCAATATGTCATGCGTTGCCGGCTATCGCGTCGAGCGCGGAGCCCTCCCCGAGCTTCGCCTGCGAGAGGTCGCGCGCCGCCTTGGCGCCGGCCGGGATCGCCTCCATCGCCTGCTGCTGCTGGATCTGGGCGGCCTTCGCCTTCGCGCGCGCCTCGCGGATCGCCTGCACCTTCTCGTCCGGGACGATGATGGTTGGCACCACGCCCATGAGGTTCCCGTACTCGTCCACGCTCTGATCGATGTCGAGCTTGTCGAGTGCAGTCGGTTCCTGCGCCATCTCGGCCTGCTGAAGTGCCAACCCCATCACGTAGCCGGTGAACTGGTTGATCCCCTGCACTGCAAGGATGTTCTGCGCCTGCGCGAGAATCGACACATATTCGATCTTCAGCGGCTGGCCCTGTAGCGCCTCGGGCGGATCCGGGACGAGCCCCTGCCGCAGCATGATCGAAAACGTCCGATCGATCGTCTTGTTCAGAAAACGGTTGATGTCCTCCAGCACCGGGCCGAGCATCAGGAGCTTCTCCTGCTGTTTGGCTGCTGTCTTCGTCGCCGTCTCGTCCTTGTCTTCGCCCTGGATGAAGAGTGCAAAGATGTCGGCGAACATGATCGTGTTGATCCGCTGCTCGATACTGCTGATGTCCTCCAGCATCCCCGAGCGGTCCGGCTTCCACTGACTCACCGGCTCGAAACCGACCTGCCCGACGCTCGGCTCGACGAAGGTGACATCCCCCGGCAGCTGCGAAGTCTTCTGATTGCGCAGCGTCGGATGTGCCTTCATCGGCGGGTCCACTTCCTTGTCGATCACCTGCGCCTTGCGCTTCTCCTGCAGCTGCAACGCCTTGGCGGAACCGAGGCAGTCCGTTCCGAGGCCCACGCCGTAGCTATCACCCTCGTTCGCCGAGAGCCGCGCGAACATGATCGGGAACTCGCGGAAACCCTTCTTCTCAAGCAGCCGGTCATCCTGCTTCTGGCTCGGCTCGTAGTAGACCGCGATGAAGGGCATCCCCGTCGCATCGAGCTTGCCGAGCTGGCGGTCGTTGTTCGGCATGACCAGGTACACGAGATCGACGTACGTCTCGCGCTGACGGCGGTCCCACAGTGCGCGTGTCTGGTCCGAAATGTTGCGCCAGCCCGGATCGTTCGGATTCTTCGGGTCCTTCACCCATTTCTGCACGATCTGACGGACCGTCCATTTGAAGTCCTGGCAGAACGTATCGACTTCGCCCTTCTCGTTGAGGCTGAGGTAGTAGCTGCCGATCGTGTACGGGCAGCAGTGCATTGTCTGCTCGTCATCCTCGAAGAGACCGAGCGCCAGATTCCCGAACACCCCGTACTCGCTGTAGCACGGGCGCATTGCCGAATAGAAGTTCGAGCGCGTGAACACATCGCGCATCTCGGTCTCTACCGCGTAGAGCCATTCGCGTACGCCCTCGGCCTCGA